CCTTTCCAGCATCTCCCGAACACTGAGATCACCGGGTACATAAAACTCTACTGTATAAGACCCTGCACTAGGATATAAGGCTCTGCCAGCAAGATGGTATTCATGCCCATAAAAATTTACAGGCATATCTTCAATTACCCGGCCAGGATACGCTGCAGCTCTTGCATATATTAACCCACCGGCCTCATCGTTTAACACTGCGCCCTCAACGGTAATGTTTTTTACCCTAAAAAGAAAATCCCGCGCAAGCCCAGTTTTGGCAACTGTATTATAAAAAGTTTCTGCATCAAGAGCCATATTAATATTTAATATGTACTACCTTTTTAATCATTAAATTGCGTTATGCACCTATCTTGTAAAATTGATAGGCAAAAGTAGCTGTAAATGAAACAATTTCACCGGTACCGTCTGCAATCATATAATCTATATCTCCTATTTCTCTTATTGATGCCCCTTGAAGGGTAATTGTGCTAATTCCTTGGAATTGCTTATTTAATTGCCTAAGAGAAATAGACGCGTTCTGATCGATTCCATAGTTCCCCCCCGCCCCGGCAGCATCCGGTGAAACATCGAACGTAGTTCTAGACATTGCTTCCAAATTATTTCGAAGCGTCGACGACTCGTCGCAATAAAATTCTATTGGATAGCCATCCGATTGTGAGTAGACTGCTCTACCACCTAAATGAAATTCATGCCCACTGTAATTCGCTATTTTATCTTCGATTATTCTACCTGGAACAGATGCTGCGCGAGCCAGTACAAGTTCTCCTTGTTGGATGTTGCCTCCTTGGATCGAAATATCAGTTACTCTAAAGAGAAAATCCCGTGAAAGGCCCTTCTCTGCTACAAATCGATAAAACTCTGGTACCGTTGCTGCCATATTATTATTTAGTCATGGAGATAGTTACTATGCTTCCTCTTCTGCAGGCTCACCAGCGGCTCCAACTGCGCCACCTCCTACTAATTCCTGGAAGGACTGTGTGGTTCTAGTTGCGAAGAACGTTACTAATATAAATTCAGCTGTTCTTACAGGTTTAATATAGATGTCAACTTTAAGTTCATTAGCATCCACTACACTTTCGGGATTGTTTCGCTCATCACAAACAATTAAGTAATCAAAGAGACCACCAGTTACTCTTGCGTCCTCAAAGATTGGAGTCAACGAATTAACAATTCGAGTCCGTGTAAACTCATTGTTAGGTTCAAAAACAAAGTTTCTAGAAATCTTCTTAGTAGGTCGTTCTAAAGCTAAGAATAGGCGCCTTATATTAATTCTGTCAAATGCACTTGGTTTCTTAAGAAGAGTCTTTTGTCCAAATATTACTTGACCTTGATTTGGGAAGAACGCAACAGGGTTAATATTAGCCTTGTATAATTCATCTCTTTGCTTTTGATTAGGATTAATTGCTATGTCAGAAGAGTTAATTGTACCTCGAGCAAATCCTGCCGGTGCGGTCCATGGATTTGCGACGGCATCTGAACGACACATTACTGCGGCCGCAAATCCAGAAAACGGAACCCAGACTTGCTGACCAATCCAATTATCAAAAACTTGAGCCCACTGACCATACACTGCTGCATATGAAGTGTTTTGAGATTCAAACTGATGTCGAATAGGCCATAATACGTCTTGCTGGAAGTTAAGATCTGAATTATCTAGAACTTTTGTTTTTTGTCCAGTTATCAATATAGGCCTTAATACATCTGCTATAAAGATACAATCACCTCTTGTGCCCCCTGCAAGGTATGGTGGCTTGCAGAAGTTATTAAACAAGTTAAACACAGAATTATAATCATTTCTAAGTGATAAAGCATCACCGGAAATATCATTAGATGTTCTTAATCCATTAATAGCTTGTTGCAACGATGTGTCGGTATTAAATTCGTCAAAGTATGTCGTACTTGCAGCACAACTAGCTGCAAAGATTGTACCTAAGCCACCCTCACATACAATGTCAATATCGTATACTTCGTCGTTTTTAATTCGATCTAATGCTCTTTCAATTTTATTAGGCACAGCGCCAATTTCTTTATCAGAAATTTTAGCATTACTGAAAGCTCCAAGACCAAATATATTACCTGCATCTGGACCAACATCTGCTAACCACCCTTGGGCGCTAGCTCCATAATAGGGGCTACCAAGTGTAGCTGATAGATTAACAAACGTATTGTTATTGAATCCAACTTCGGATTTACCAGCAGCAGTGCTCATATGGTCACCTAAATCACTGTTATATACTCTAATCCATTTCGTAGGATTACCATTACTGTCTAGAGCATTACCACCAGATAGTCTGTTTGAAATATTATCATTTACCAATACCTCAACATTTCTAGATCCAGCATCTTTATTTCCTATAAAAAATGAAGTAGCTGGTCCTCCTTGTTGGTCTAACTCTGTTCTATAATAATTTATTGATCCTACTATACCATCTTCAAGTACGTAATCTAATTTAAATGCTTCGTCACCGAAAATAGATTTACGTAATTTATATGTACCTAAACTTAGTACATCTCGGTATTCTGCTCCATTAATTTCATAGTCAGTTAGATTTTCTTGCACTTCTGAAGCACTACTATCTGGACCAGTTTTATAATTTGCTGTGGTTGCAAACTGTAGCGTTGTAGCTGGGATCTTAGTCCACTCACCTCCAGATATAACTGAGGTAACAGTGCCACCGGTGTTATCTAATGTATAAACATTCTTAACACTTGTAAAATTAGAGGCGGGATTTACACTTGCATTATCTGTAAGACCTACATAATATCCTTGGAAAGAGCCATCAATAGTTGTTTGTGATTTGTTTAACACAACCACCCCGGCGCTTCCTAGTGATGATAACACACCAGCAGTTGTATGGGCATTGTTCGTAAGATCCTTAACGCTTCCACCAGTATTACCCCAATCAAATGCAGTACCTTCGACGCAACTCAAATATTGACTCCGAGTTAGTTCAATGTGTAGTGGGGCTCCTAATACATAGACACCACTATGAGAAAAGTTTAATGTTGCAATACCGCCATTGAGACCAGAATTTGCACCGGTGCTTTCCACTGCAGTTACAGGGTAAGCCAACGCAGAGTATTTAGACCCGAAGCCGTCGCCTAAGTGTGCACCATATGGTAATCTAGATGCATACACATTAGCAGGTGAATTTAATAATTCGCTAATTGTATGGTGAAAGTACCTTTCTGCAGAAGTAGTAGGGGGGCCAAATATTTGTAATTGTTCTTGTTTAGAAGAAATAAGAAGGACTTCATCTATAGGTCCCTGCTGCGCAAATCCTGTAACATACACATTGGTGCCGACATTTGAAGTGCTTCCAAGTGTCAGATCTGATTCTCTAATTTCTACTCCCGGTGAGCGGATCGTTCGTTGTGCCATAAAATTATTTATCCTTTTTCCATTAAATAATGTTAAAAATTGTGCTAGTAATAAATTACTTCTGTGTGTAATTGTGAATAAACAAATGTAAAGCCAGATACTATCTCATCAGATTTTTGGTAATCATAGCTTATAGCGTCAATTGACGTGGGGAATGCCTTAGTATATGTAAATTTAATTCTATTATTGTTAAATTCATCTTTACCAAATATTGTTAAATCGGTTTGATAATCTGTAATAGGAAGAGAGTTAGGTAATCCCGGGATTATCTCCCCGGTCGTTACATCATAACGACCTTCTTCTTGGTCATGTAATAAATTCAACCATTGATATATAGACCAATAGTTTCTATATTCGTTATCTATATTAAATTTGACATTAACAGGTGGAAAGGGTTCTTTTGAGTGAGAAGATACATAATATGTACTTCCGGAAAATCTAGCAGCAACTCCCGGAACAGCAACTTCCGGCACTGCAGTGCCAAAAATAGAAAATTGCACTGTATCACTAGTAAGATTAGTACCACCAACTTGTTTGTCGGTCCAATTAGTATTCCGACCCCTCAGTGCCGGTGGTATATCAAAAACCAATAGGAATTTATCACCCCTTGATTTATTTAGCATTGATTGCTGGTATGTATTTTCTGGCATCCTTGTTATTATTTATTAATATACTATCGATGAAACGGCACCTGTCCTAATGTTTCACCTTGCCAATTATCTGGTGGCTTTTCTCCAAGTAATTGAAAGCCAAAGGATTGTAACTCGTCCATATCAGCATTTTGCTCTTCGCCCATTCCCCAAACTATAGCTGGTAATGAGTGACTATTACCTCCTACGATCTCCTCATCTAGATAAATAGATGTAGGATCTTCAAAATATTGTACACCGAAGTCCATTGGCTCTAATACTAATGGCTTACCCATATCATCCTCTTCTACAATTTCGAAAAAGCGCTCTGTAATTTCTTTCTCTAATATAAAGAGACCATAAAGCATAGCCATCACGCGGTCGTCATGAAAACCGGCCCGGGCTTTCCATGTACCGTTAGGATATCTGACAAAGTTTCTTAGCTCCATAACTGTCTCTTCTTCATTTATACTAACAGTACGTACCTCATTCATGAAATAGCGCATGTTTAGTACACCTTTATATTTTGTATTAGTATGAGCTATCATACCTCTCATTACATTGCGCCGGTGAGCATTAGCGTTTCCATACGATACTATCTTTTCGTACCCTAAGTCTGTAGCTAATCTATCTACTACTTGAGCCCCGCAGTTGTTTCGCTCTATTAAAGCCAGGGGCGAGCCCCAGTTACGAAGAATCTTATATACTCTATTAGTAAACTCTAGAGGCGGTATTTTATTGTTTCTGTATACAGCTACTTGTTTAATATTTCTTATATCAGTAATATCTAAGATCTGAATAACAGAAGCATCAATACCTACCCCTTCAG